CAGGTGTTGCAGCCCCGGTAGCCCGATCCGGCTGTTTGTTATCTGAACGCAAGGCCCTCGTTAGCGCGAGAACCGCCGAAACTTGCTTCGTCTGGTCCCTGCAGTAGCAGACTCGACCGCCAGATCGTCTTGCAACTTCGGGGTTTCAGATGGCCGCTCAGACGGAATTCCAAGGCCTTTCAGCTATATTTACGCAGGAGTTCTCGACAAACGTCGAGTTGCTTCTGCAGCAGATGACTTCCAAGATTCGCGGCAAGGTTCGCGAAGGCGGTCATACCGGCAAGGCGGCATCGCCCATCAACCAGTTCGGCGAGGTCGCGGCCCGCGCGCCCACCGGCCGGTTTGCGCCGCTGCAAATCCAGCAGCCCGACACCATCCGTCCGTGGGTGTTCCCGCAGCCGGTCGAAATCCCGCAACTGATCGATTCGTTCGACACCGAGGAAACCATCGTTTCCGCGCAGGGTCCGTATGCGCAGGCAGCGGCAGCCGCGCTGGGCCGCGCCTATGACGACGCGCTGATCACCGCGTCCACGGCATCGCGCCAACTCGGCACCGATACCGGCACGCTGACGGCCACCAGCTATTCCACCACCAACTTCCAGGTGGCATCCACCTTCGGTTCATCGTCGGCGTCGGGGCTGTCGGTGGCGAAGATGATCGAAGCGCGGCGCATTCTTGAGCATTACCACAACGATCTTGAGATGGACCCGCCGTTCATGGTCATCGGCAGCCAGCAGCACGCCGACCTGCTCAATCAGGTCCAGGTGGTGTCGACCGAGTTCAACGAGACCCCGGTGCTGCAAAACGGCCGCATCCGCCGCTTCCTCGGCTTCGAGCTCGTGGTGTCCGAGCGGCTTTCCACTGCGGCCTCCGTTCGCACCGTGTGGTGCGCGGTCAAGTCGGGGATGTACCTCGGCATCTGGAAGGACATGGTGAACTTCGCCGACTACCGCTACGACCTGTCCGGTCGGCCGCTGCAACTGCTCACGCAGGCCATGTACGGCGCGTTGCGGCTGCAGGACGGCAAGGTGGTCTCAATCTTGTGCTCCGACTCAACAGGGTCGGATATCACCCCGTAGGAGCGCCAGATGGCCGTAGACGCACTCAAGTCACAGTCGATCACCAACCTCGACTCTACGCCGATTGTCACCAACTCCGCGGGTCAGGGTGCACCGTCGCGGTTTATGGATGTGGACGACGTGATCGGCATCACCACCAACGGTCTCGCCTCCACCGGCTCGACCTATCGCGTGGTGCGGTTCCCGACCGGTGCCATCCCGAAGAACCTGACCATCTACACCGACAGCTATCTGGACAGCCATTCGACCCCGGCTGTGGTGATGGACCTCAACATCGCGTTCTCGGACTCGACCGTGGACGGCACGCAGTCGGCATTGCAGGGGCTCATCCCGCTCAACTCCAACACCGGCGGCACGACCAATATCACGTCGTATTCCAACCCGAACCTGATCTTCGGCCAGCTCACGCCGACCTCGGCCACGGCTGCCTACGGCCCGACTTCGCTGATCTTCAACGGCAGCCGCACCAGCTATTCAGCGCTCAATCTCACGCAGCAGCCGCTGTGGCAGACGTTCGGGTTCACGGACGGCCGCGGTCTGGCCGCCGATCCGGGTGGCTACTTCGACCTGCTGATCTACATCTCGACCGCTGCCAGTACGGCTCATGCCGCGAACCTTTACGCGCGGTTCAGTTACGCCAGAGCTTAAAGGCAACAGGGCCTAAACAATGACGGCTGTTTCCGTTGCCATCAATCGCGGCCAGGCGGGCGTCAAGCTCAGCGATTTCTCGATCGCTGCGTCGGCGCCAACCGGCTCGGCCGATATCGAGTTGCGGTTTCAGTTGCTGGATGCCAATTCCAAGCCGCTGACCCGCGAGGATATCCGGCTGGCGTTGCTGGCATTCGAGCGGGCACTGACGCAGACTGGCTTTCAGTCGCCAGCGGGCACCTACCCGTACTTTCCAGGGTTGGGCATTTAGGAGGCGCCAATGTTGCGTCTCCTGGTTGGCATCCTATTCCTGCTGTGTCTCGGTACTGCGCAGGCGCAGGTTCCGAAGGGCAACTTCGTTAGCGGCTCCGGCAGTGCGACCGGCACCGGCGCAACGACGATCATTGCTGCACCGTCTACCGGGCTGCGCATTTATGTGACTGCCGTGCAGTGTGGCCGTACCGATGCCGGCACTACGGCCATCTATGTGACGCTTAATGATACGTCGTCGACTGTCCTAGTGCTGCCGAATGCCGGCAACGGCGGCGGAAACAACATTTCTTTTCCTGCAACCCCTCTCACAATGGCACGCGCGACGGCGCTGACGTTCACGGCCTCGTCTGGCGTCTCGACGGTGTATTGCGATGCTCAGGGCTACGCGGCGAATTAGAATAGCGGTACTGATTCTCGCGCTCGCTTCCGCCTATGCAGTGACCGCCGTGGCTGACCTGCTCACAACCGATGTCGGGCCGGGATCAATAGGCGGGATTCCGTTGTCGCCGTGCGGCACCGGCGTTCTCGATCTTTCCGCTGGTTGTCCGCTGGCGCCACTAGGGGTGTTCTAGGATGAAAAACTTTTTGCGCGTTTTACGAAACGCCATTGGCAAGGGACTATATGCAACCTTTGTCGCGCTGGTAACGGTTTCGTTTGTTACCGGAACACTTGCTCTCGCAAACTACGCGGTTACGGTTGGCTCCGGTACGAATTTCGGCTCGGTTGTCGTATCGAGTGTTCACTACGCGCAACAACTGATTTGCGACCTGACGACGCCAAGCCAATGCGCTGCCGTCAGTGCGGCGGGCGCGGTCAAGGTTGATAACTCGGGTGTTACGCAGCCTGTGAGCGGAACCGTCACAGCCAACGCCGGCACCAATCTCAATACCTCGGCATTGTCCACATCTGCCAATCAAGTCACAAGTATATCGACGCTGACCGGATGGACTAGCGCGACCGCTGGCAACTCAACGCAGGCAATCGTCGCGAGCGGTGCCACCACGGCCATCCTCGTTCAACTTGATCAGACCTCGACAATCAGCGCCGGTGCGGTCACCTTCGAGGGCACATTCGACGGTACGAATTGGGTTACGGTTCCGACTGCGCAAGTTCTCAACCCAAACACCTTTGCGCCGCTCACCAATCCCTACACACTGATTGCCTCAACCAATCAGCCATTCCTTATTCTAACGCAGGGCTACCAGCAGGTCCGTATCCGGCTGAGTACGGCGATCACCGGCAGCGCGACCGTGACGCCTTACGTCGCGATACTGCCGTACAACCCGACCATCGGGGCATTGCTCAATCCGCTCGCCGCCGGGAGTGCAATCATCGGCAAGGTTGGCATCGACCAAACGACGCCAGGGACGACAAACGCGGTAGCTTATTCGGCGCTTGCCGAGACAGCAGCTTCATCCGGCGTCTTAAAGGGCTCAGCAGGGAACCTTTTTACTATTTCTGTAGATGCGGTCACAGCTACTACTGATCTTAAACTGCTAATCTTCAATTCGGCGACGCTTCCGGCCGATGGCACCGTGACGCCCTATAAGTGCATTTCATTCAAAGGCGACGGTGTGCAGGCTTCATTCTTTTTGTCTTGGGGTGGGGGGCCGCCCTTGTCATTTGCGACTGGTATATCGGCTGCCGTGAGCAGCAACACAGCCTGCACGACTAAGGCCAACGTTACGGCTACGATCAGCGGGCAAGTGCAATGAATAAGATTGCAACCGCTGCCTTTGGTCTTTGCTTTGCGCTGGCGTTATTTGCAGCGGCGCATAGCCAGAATGGCGGCAACCCTACTGGCGGTGGGGGCGGCGGAACGATTACTGCGGCCTCAACGCCTACCTCGGGCTGTACCGACACTTCCTTTATTTGGAGTAGCAGCAGCGTTGTTGCGTGCGGAGGCGAACTTAAAGTTTTCAGCGGCGTTGTTGGCACTGACAGTTCTCACAGTTTTCAAACTCCGACTGGCCGAGGATTTATTGCAAACGCCTCCAACGGAAGAATGTCCTTTATTAGTAATTCAAACGGTAACAATTTTTTCGGTATTGGTGCAGTCGGGAACGACGGAGCTTGTCTAGGTTACAACGCCTCAGGCATTGGCAGCACGATTGCGTGCGTGCTCTCGTGGAGTGATGGCACAGGTTCGGGCGTCGGTCTTGCGACACATATTAATTATAATGGCGCCTCTCCTGTTGTTAGTGCCTGCGGCACGGGTTCGCCGGCTATAGACGCCAACGCTACGGATAGTTCGGGCACGGTCACGATAGGGACAGTTGCCACCAGTTGCACAATCACTTTCGCTGCGCCTTACACAACATTCGTTCATTGCACGATCTCGTCACAGACTACTGTGAGCGGGCTGGCTTATAGCTACACCATATCTGCAATTACGCTGTCGGCCTCGGTTCTCGGCGGCGACAAGATCGACTATAAGTGCGATGGTGTTTAAAAATGTTTAGATTGTTGGTGGCCGCTTTAGTTTTAGTAATCTTAAGCGCCCCTGGATATGCGGGCGGTCGCGGTGGCCACAGCACAACTTTCGATCCAAACTCCTATGGAGGCGGCTGGAAAAACTTTATCGCCGACTTTGGCGCGACCTGTAACGGCGTCGCGTCGGACGATACTGCGCTGGCGAGTTGGGCAGCTTATGGCGTAGGGCTCGGTGCTGCACAGGCCAAGCTTTACATTCCGCCAGGATCGAAATGTGTATTTAGTTCCGGCTTTCTTGCTTGCGACAATTCTACAGGAACTAGCGCAAGCGGTATCCAAAACGCAATCGTGTGGGGCTACGGCGCGACGGCGACCAATCTGCGCAATGGTTGCTATACGTTCTATGACGATAATCAGCATTCGGCTCGCGTCGCGACCGTCAACAGCGGGGCGACCGCGGTAACGCTCGTCAATTCCGGCGATGCCTCGAAATTTGCGGTCGGGAACTGGATCGCTATTGCCGGTCTAAGTTTGCAGATTGGCAGTTTCCCGCTCAATTTTCAATTGATCGAATATAAAAGGATCAATGGGATTGTTGGGTCTGTGGTTTCTTTGAGCACACCGCTCACGTTCACCTATCTCTCGACGTGGCCGGTCATTGCACCCAACGACACGTCGCAGGACTACGGTGGTCCGGCAACGATCTATCTGATGGTGCCGAGCTTCGACACCAATCTTACGGTGTTTGGCTTAAGCTCGACGACGCCAGGCAACGAAGTGACGATGAATGGCCGCACCGTCATTGTGTACGATGCCAACTATGTCGGGTGTTCACCATCTGCCGGTTCCTCGATCTGGCTTTTCAACGTGAACTGCGCCGGTACGGAAATCGACAAGGATATTGAAAATCTCTATCTCGTTCGCAGCGCCGCTCACAATAATTGGACGATGCAGAGCGCGTCAGTCATCAATTTTTGGTGCCAGCAATGCACCGGCAATTTCAGCGGCACCGTGCAAAACACCTATATCAGCGGCGGCAGCGGAAATGTCAGCATAGGCCCGAGTGGGTACGGCGTCGCCCAAAGCCTGACGGTTAATGGCTCAGTCGTCCCGGCTGCTGTGAACGTCGCATTTGGCCCCGGAGTTCCAACGACAGATTTTTCTTTCAGTTCTGGCGTTCTCTCCATCGCCAATAATTCCGCGAACATTTACAAAGCCTATGCTTGGGGCATTCCCGGTCACAGCTACTATTTCGGCGATACGGACGGGAGTAACAATTCATCGCCTCAGACCCATTTTACAATAAGTGCCGTGACGCAGGATGCAACCAATAGCTACTTTACCCTCAGTTCATGCAGTTGGGGTTCGTGTGCCGGGTCGTTGCCGACGCCGACTTGTGGGGCCAATCCATCTTGCGCGAATTATATCCCGTATGGGGCGCAGGCTATCACACAAGATCGGTTCACTGGTCCGGCGAACCTAACGCAGTTTCAGGCTCCATGAGGATGTTCGCCCCGATCTTCCTCGCTGGCGTCAATGCGCTGATAGGGCTGCTGTGATCATGCTCGCCAATATGCGCAGCGCGGCGAATGGGTGGAATTTCTAGCGGTAGCCTACATTGCGTTAATCGTCCCCTACAGGTAGATTGGCGCCGCCATGAGTTTTCAGACAGACACGGACATCGGAAACCGCGCATTACAACATTGCGGTGTGCCGCGCATGGACCCGACGTTGGGTTTCAGCGAGGGCACCGAACGGGCAAACGAGGTCAGTTTTGCATATGGCAAGCTGAAAGTCGCCGAGCTGCAGCGGGCGATGTGGACGTTCTCGACCCGGCTTGCGCCGCTGCGGGCAATCGATTCCAATACCATGCTGCTGTCGCCCGCGCTGTGGCAATCCGGCACCACGTATTTCAAGGGGTCGCTGGTCGTCGACCAGAACAACACCATCTGGCAATCCCGCATCGTCAATAATCTCGGCAATCAGCCGGGCCAGCCCGGCGCCATTTTCGCATGGGAGCCGTATTTTGGGCCGCTGACGGTCACGGCCTATGACGGGACCAAAGTGTATTTTGCCGGTGAGGTTGTCTACACCGCGCCCGGTGACGGCACCTACAACGTCTACGTATCGTTGGTTAGCAACAACGCACTCGATCCGTCGCTGCCAAACCAATGGGCGGCCAACACTCAGTACATGCAGGGTCAGGTGGTCGAGCAGTTCCCGGCATGGGCAGTCGGGACAACCTATGCCGCGGGCGCAACCGTCACCTACACGGACGGCAATACCTATTCATCGGTCACGTCGGGCAATGTCGGCCACATCCCGCCGTCGAGTTCAAGCAATTGGTGGCCGGTGCCGGTGCTGATCCTGGCGTCGCTGTTGGTGCCGGCAGCTGGGCAGCCGCCGATCACGCCCGTATCCAGCCCGATCATCGAGTGGAATTTCGGTACGACCTATTCCATCGGCAGCTTCGCGCTGTTCGCGGGCAATGCCTATGTGTCGATCGCCAATGCCAATGCCGGCAATTATCCTAACGCGGCAGGCTCGACCTCGTGGGCGGTACTGTCCGGCGGCGTGCAGTACATGAGCCTTATCAATCTCAATACCAACAACAATCCAGCCAACGCGCCGACATTGTGGGCAGTCGGCACCACCTACGCGCTTAATGCTCTGGTCGGTGCATCGGACGGCAATATCTACAAGTCGCTGGCAAACGGCAATGTCGGTAACAACCCAACACTGACACCAGCATCGTGGCTCAATACTGGCGTGCTCAATCCCTGGACCACGGTGTTCATATTAGGTCCGGGCAATCAGCAGTGGTTGCAGATCGGTGGCGCGGCTGCGCCTTCCGGTGTGGCGTTGGCGCAACTCGACATCGTTTGGCCGGTCGGTAGCGGGCCTTCATCGCAGTTCCAGACCAAGAATGTGTACCGGCTGCCGGCCGGCTTTCTGCGTGTGGCACCACAGAATCCCAAGGGGGCAATTAATCCATGGCTTGGCGGCCCGGCCGGCAATGTGCAGAAAGATTGGACTTATAACGGACAGTATTTGGTGACGTGGGAATACGGGCCAATCATCTATCGCTTCTGTGCCGATGTTGTAGACGTGACGCAGTTTGACCCAAATTTTTGTGAGGGACTAGCAGCAAAAATTGGTGTTGCTGTTTGTCCTACACTGACACAATCAAGCGCAAAGATAGCTGATATCCAAAAAGAATATAAACGAGTAATTGCCGAGGCCAGAACTCTCAATGCTATTGAAGCTGGCGCCGATGATCCGCCGGAAGATGAATATATCTCGGTGCGATGGTAAATTATGGCCGATGCATCCTACGCGGTCACATCGTTCCTTGGCGGCGAGCTTAGCCAATTTGCCCAAGGCCGTTTTGAGAAGCCAGACTATAAGATTTCTCTCAACGTCTGCCTCAACTCATTCCCCGTGGAAATCGGCCCGTGGGTGCGCCGTCCCGGCACGGCATTTGCCGGCGCTACATACGGCGGCAAGCCCGGCCGCGTCATCTCATGGGCATTCGAGCAGATCAGCCCGGTCACGCTGGAGTTCACGGATGGCAATGTCTGTTTCCGTTCCGGCACTCGCTGGCTGACCAACAACGACAGTCAGTCGGTATCGTCCATCTCGACCGCAAACCCAGCCGGGGTAACCGTGACCGGCACGTCGCCGGCAAGCGGCAAGCGGGTGAAGTTTGCCAATCTCGGCGCGAGCTGCCCGCTGTTGCAGAACCGGCAGTTCACCTGGACCAATACTGGCGGCACGACCGGCACCATTGCCGACGCGCTGACCGGCGCAACAATCGACGGCTCTACATTGGGTGTGGGTAGTCTTGCCGCGGGCGCAACCGTATCGAGCATCGAGGATGTAATCACGCCGTATATCGGCGGCTCATGGTCGTCGCTGCGCATGGTACAGGCCGAGACTACGGGCATTTTGTTGCAAGGCGCTGTTGCCCCGCAGGCGCTGGTGGTGGCCACACCTTTGCCGACCACGACCGATCCGGTGTTTTCGCTCACTACTGCGGTATTTAACGATGGGCCATACCTCGATCCGTTCACCAACGGCGTGCAAGCGGTACCGGCGTCGACCACCGGTCTGATCCAACTCACGCTGCAGTTTCCGGCATATTCGTCGACCACATCCTACGCGGTCGGGGATTTTGTCACGTCGTCGGCCATTAACTACGAATCCCTGATCGACCAGAACATCAACAACTCCCCGGCCTCGCACAGCGCGGCATGGGTTGCGGTTAGCGGTGGTGTGGCCATCAACAATGGGCGGGGATTTCTCGGCACCGATATCGGCCGGCTGGTGAGGCTTTATTCCGAGCCACCGTATTGGAATGCCGCGACCAGTTATGCCGCAGCGGCGGTTATCACATACAATCCAACTGGCCTACCAGGCCAGGGAACTTATTGGCAGTCGCTGACCGGCGGCAGCGCCCATGTGCCCGGCGCCGACGATACAAATTGGGAACTGGTTGCGCCCGGCGCCACGTTGCCGTCGATACCCAATTTCACCAATCCGCTCGCCGCGGCCGGTCCAGCGCAATGGACCTGGGGCAAAATTGTCTCGCTGCTCAACTTTATTCCGGGCGGAATATCCGGCGTGGCACAGATCGGCAACATGACCCTCAATGGCGGTCTGTCTGCTGGATTTGACGGCAATACCAGCAAGGGTGTCGGCGCGTCGCCTACGGCCATCGGGTCGGCCGTCGTGAACATCGGCAACAATCTGCAGTTCAACCTGTTTGTCGGCCAGGACTACGGCGCCACCAGCGCCAGCAATTACGCGATCGATCACATCACAGTCTGGCCGACAACCGACGATGGCTTCATTGCTTTCGATCCAAACATCCAGAATGTCAGTGGCACATTGAGTTGTACGTTCACCTTGTATGCGTCGAACATCGCACCCGCAAACGCACTCAGCGGTACAGCTCTTGGAACGACAGAGATTCAGGTCACCGGCGTATTTCCCAAAGGGGTCAATTCGGTTCTTGGGTCGGCGCCGGTAACGATAACCTCAACCAACAAGACCACCAGTTACCGCTATGTATGGGTGGCACTGACCACAAATTTCAATATGAATGCCGGTAATCCGACTAACGCCGGCATGATCATAACGCTCGCACAGTTGCAGGTATTCTCTGCGACCACAAGTTCGGACGTTAGTGCCGGCTGTAATGTGGAAATCATCGGGCCGCCGCTGCTTTACACCGCACCAATCGCGACATGGCAACTTGGCGCCTACAGCAATACGACCGGCTGGCCGACCTGCGGCTGCTATGCCTCGGGCCGTCTATGGCTTGGCGGCGCCATCGCCAACCGGTTCGATGCCAGCGTGTCGAACGGCATCAACGGCAGCTCGGTCAATTTCGCACCGACCGATCAATACGGCAATGTGCTGGCATCGAGCGGCATTTCCTATACGCTCAACGAGGACAGCGTTAATCCGATCTATTGGATGTTGCCGGACCTGCAGGGCATCATTCTCGGCACCCAGCAGAAAGAAATATTGCTGTTCGCGCCGGGCCAGGGCGGTTTTGCCCCTAACAATATCGACTCGCGCCCGGCAGGACGGCACGGCTGCGCCAACATCGAGCCGCGGCCGACCGAGCATACCTACGTGTTCGTGCAGCGGTATTCGCTGAAACTTCTGGAATACTTCGCGGATGTGTTCTCGGGAAAGTTCACCGCACCTAACCTTGCCGATAAGGCCCAGCACATCACCCGCAACGGCATTGCCGAGATAGCCTACACCTACGCGGCAACCCCGATCATCTGGGGCCGCGACAACACCAACGCGCTGTTCGGCTGCACCTACAAGCGCGACACGCTCATGACCTCGCAGGGGCCCACCTATTATGCTTGGCACCGGCACGCGCTTGGTTCGGGCCGCGTGGTGGAAAGCATCACTGCCGGACCATCCATGGGCGGCAACCTCGATGCACTGACCATGGTGACCAACAACGTGGCCGCGGCGTTGCGTCATGTGGAGATACTGACCGACAGCATGGACGAGTTGACCCCGCTGGGCAATGCGTGGTTTGTCGACGATGCTGCGGTGCCGAGCTCGACCACCACCACGAACACAGGAGGCGTAGGCTATGGTGGACTTACCATCAACGGACTGTGGCATCTCAACGGGAGCGCGGTATCTGTTTTTGCGGGTGGACTCGACTGCGGAGACTACGCGGTATCAAGTGGTTCAATCTTCGTCCCTTACGGTGATAGTATTTCGGCGGGTACTGGCGGTGGCCTATTTACGGCTGCGTTCGCTGCTACGGCGCTTTCCGCCAACCAAATCGTAATCGGCTTTACCTATAACAGCGACGGTCAATTGGTCCGGCCGCAGATGCCGGCCGAGGGCGGCTTCCGCAACGGGCCGGGGCTGGGCAAGCGCCGCCGTTTCCATAAGGTCGCCGCACAACTGGTCGGGCTGGGCATGGGCAATGCGCGCAACCAGTCCGCACTGCAGATCGGCCGCGACTTCACCCACCTGACACCGGTGATTATCTCGCCGCAGGTCGTGCCAAACCAGCCGCAGATGTCGCCGGGACAGACATTCAGTGGCATCTGGAAGGACACGGTTTCAGCGGAAAGCAATTTCGATGGTATGGTGGCCTGGCGCGTGTCGCGGCCATTGCCGGCCTTTCTTGTGGCAATAGAGCCGATGCTGCATGGGACCGATGAATAATGGCCATTAGCCAGGGCACAATCAGCGGCATCAGCGCGGGGATCGGCGATATCTTTGCTGCGGGCGCCGATAGGTCCAAGGCTCAGTTAGACCTTATCGAAGGCCAGGAATACAGCGAAGCTGCGGCCTTGGCCGGCCAGAACGAACAGTTCACGCAGATGTCGACGGCCATCAAGGAAGCCCAAGAATCGCGCCAGATCGCCATGGGCGAGGGCGCGACCGAGGCCGGTGTTGCCGGTGCGGGCTTTGCCAAGTCCGGGTCGGCCTTGGACATCATGCGCTCCAACGCCCAGCAGGGCGCGCTGCAGCAGGCCGTGACCGGACAACAGGGGCTGATTACCGAGGCTGGCTACGCAGAGCAACAATCCAGTTACAACCTGATGGCAGGCGCCGCCCGGCAGGCGGCCTCCGCGGAAGAAACCGCGGCTAAGGATTCCGACATTCTAGGCGCGGTCGATATAGTCGGCAGCGTTGCCATGGCGGCGGTATAATGCCCACGATTCCGGAATATAACGCTCCATCACTCGATATTCGTCCGAGTGAAATCGGTGTGGAATCAACCGCCGCTGCCGGCCGGCGGTTGGGCGTGTACGGTTCGCAGATTGCCGCCGCCAAGGAGCAGGTCGGCCGCGAGACCGAAGGTGCGGTCAAGAGCGTCGGCGATCAGGCACTGCAGGTTGCCGAGCATATGGAAATCGCGGCCGGCGCCCGCCACGGCGCCAGCCTCATGGCATCGGCCACTCAGGGGCTGAACAGCTACATGAGCGGGGCCGATATCCCCGACGACCCAAACGATCCCAATGCCAAGAAGGCCGCGCTCGACCAGCGGCTGAACAACCCCAAGGCCGCACAGCAATGGATCGACAAGAACCTTGAGCCGTCGCTTGAGAGTTTCCAGGCCGGGTTTCTGACCGAGGGCGGCCAGCAATACGCGCAACGGTTCACGTCCGAGCTCCGCAGCCACATGACAACGGCTGCCATGGCGGACCAGTCGACCGCCGCCGGCATTGCCATGAAGGATAACCTGCAGAAAACTGCAGATGGCTACGCCACGGCGGCGTTCAACAGCCACAACTTGCACGACGTGACTGGCTACATCAACGCATTCGATCATGCGATCGGCGCAATTAGCAGCACCAGTCCGACCATCAACGCGGACGGGCAGGCGCGGATCAAGGAATGGGCCGAGCAGGAGAAGGCCAAGATCATCACGTCTGCTGTGCAGGGCCGCATTATCAATGGTGGCTCATACGAGGATATCACCAAGGCTTACCCACAATATGTGCAGCCGGGACAGAATGCACAGTTCGAGAAGCAACAGGCGTTCTATGCGAAGTCGGCCGAGGTCGCGCAGAAGCAGACCATGCTGCTCAACAAGCAGATCGCCGAGCAGAAAACCCAAACGGCAATCAACCAAAGTTTTACCGACAATGTGCACGTCGATCCGCAGACCGGCCGCGTGACAATCGATCCGAAGTTTGCGGTGGATATGGGACACTTGCCGATCAACAATCCGGGCGACCCACAAGCTGCAACCCATGCTAAGACGTGGCTCGACTGGACCGAGGCACAGCAGAAGCCGCCGCCTGTTACGGACAATCAGCCGATAGTCGATAACACTTTGGCGGCAATTTCCGATCCAACAAAGTCGCTGGACGATGCCAAGATCGCCATTGCCAAGGCCGAGATTGCCAAGGGCATCACCAATCAGACCGCAACTCAGTTGCGACAGCTCGCAACCGACATGCGCAATCTCAATGATCCGGTGCTGACCAAGACCATGGAGGCGGCCAAGGCGATCATCTCGCCGAGCATGGGCGCGGCCGGACAGATGAACCCGGCCGGGTATCAGCAGTTCTATTACGACTTCATCCACAATCAGTATCTGCCGGCCAAGGTTGCAGGCAAGTTGCCACCCGATGCGCTGGATATGAAAAATCCCGACTCGATGATTTCCAAGGCCATCAGTGCAGCCCAGCCGGACGTGGCCGCGGTGACACATGCCAATGGTGGTGTCGGCGCGCCGTTGCCGGTCTATACCGCGCCGGCCAAGCCCGCGGCACCGGCTGCATTGCCGGTCGGGACCGAGCGATCATTCCAGGGAACTACCTATCGTTACAAAGGCGGCAACCAGTTGGATAAAGCCAATTGGGAGCCGGTTAGCTGATGGCCGAAGCTGCACCATGGGGTGCCCCGCAGCAATCGGAAACCCCGCCGTGGGGCTCGCCCGAGCCGCAGGAGGGCCTTCTGGCCAAGGGCGTTGGCATGCTCGGCACCAGCGAGGGCCGTGGCCAGCTATTACAGGGTGTGACCAAATTCCCGGCCGACCTGCTCAAGGGCACGCTGGATTGGTTTGAGACGCCCGGCAAAGCCGCCAAGGAAGGATTGACGCCAGCGGAAGAAATCAGCTTCGGCCTCAATACCGCATTGGGAACGGTCGGCAGCAAGACTATCCCGCGCGGTCCTGTCGAGGCCATCGCTCCAATCGCCAAGCAATTCGACGACGGCATTATTGCCCCGGCCGCACAACGGCTGGACAGCTACGCCCGCGTCGGCGACCCCGACGGCGTGCGGCTTGAGCCGCCAACGCCAGAGACAGTGCCGGCGCCGATCCGGCCGATCGAGGGCTCGCCATTTGCCGGCATCCCGCGTTCGGTGGCGGCCAAGACCGGCATTCCCGAGGTCGATCTGGTGCTCAACTCGCCGGTGACCAAGGCTGTGATCGACAATCCCGTTGTCGACCGTTCGCATGACGTACCGTACATGGCTGGCGCGTCCGATCCGATCAATAATCCAACCGTGTTCGTCGACAGGCATGTGCCGAAGGAACAAACCATCGGTGGCATTACGTTTGATCCGGCCGATCCGTGGGTGGTGCATGAGAATGTCGAACAGCACACCATGGACATTCTGATCAAGGCCGGGATGGACGACGAGACAGCGTACAAGGTTGCGCATTTCAACTTCGCCGAACCGGCCGAACAGGCATGGTATCGCGCGCACGGCATCGATCAGGTGGCGGCCGAGAAGGAGCAGATGACATGGCTGCCGAAAATCCAGGGCGAGAACACCGGCGGCGATGTGCCGGCAAGTCTTTATCAGAAGCCATACCCGCACGATCATGTGCCGAACATCGACCACGAGCCGGTCACGGAAACCAAACCAACACCGGAAGAAACTGCACGCGGCTACGACATCATCCGCAACGCGCCAGAACTGCAACAGCGCAATTTCCTGATTGGTGGGCCGCCAAAAATAACTCTAACTAAAACTGATACCGTGGCTGGCGAAGATAATAGATATGAGATTCAGGGTGAGGACGGCAAATATATAGCTACAGCCAGAATCAGCATTGATGGCGACACGGCAACTGTTAAAAACATATTTGCTGGAAATGTAAATCCGGCGTTGCTTGAAGGTAAGGAATTACAAGAAACTCTTGCAGAGACCCGGAATATCTTGGGGCCTCGCATTATTCGTGAGGTTCTTAGGCAGTTTCGTGAACAGCATCCAGAAGTCAAGAATGTCGAGGGATTGCGGGTATCAGGCGCACGTCAAGGCGGGGGTTATGATGCTGGCAATGAAATCCCTGTAAGATTGAGCCTACAAGAGGCATTACAGCAGGCACGCGAGTTGGGAGTGATTGGCGATGACCGTGCCGCGCCATCGCTCAACGAACTGCCGCCAAAGGAAGCCGGCCGTGCTGCGATGGCTGCCGGCCGACCGCCGGACAAGGTGACGGGCGAGGTCGCCAAACCCGAGCAAACCGAGTGGCGCAAGCGGTGGGAACGCACGCTCGACAATATGGCGACGCGCGACGACGTGCGTCAGGTCATTGGTGGCATCGTCGACGCCAACGATGAATTTGCCGCCGCGCGTATTGGCGACATGCGGCCGGTACAGATCGAGCAGATTGCCAGCGTGACCGGGCTGGACTCGACCAAGATCGACGTTGCCGGGACCAGCAGCAAGATCAAGAGCGATGTGGAGCTGCGCAATTTCACCGAGGCATTCCGCACCATCAACGACAAGATTGCCGCTGCTGCGGATGAACTACGCGCCAAGCGTGGCATCGACGACTCTGCCGAAGGCGCGGCGCTTATGCAGTTGGAGCTGCAGCGGCAGCTGATGTTGGATTCGACGGTGGCGGTGAAAGGCTATGCGGCGCTGCGCGCCGAGTGGGGCCGCGCCGGCAATACCTTGCGCGACTTTCAGAAGTCCATGCGCGATGCTGCGGGCGTTGAAAAGATCAAGGGCATCGATGACTTGCGCGAGCGTGCCAAGCTGATTGCCGAGGCGCCCGCTGCCGCTCGCCCGCGTATTTTGGTTCTCAGCCCGTTCAAGCCGATGCCGTGGTATTACTGGACGGTCCAGAACCTGCTCATCTCAGGTCCGATCACTCACGCTGGATACTCGGCAGTCAACGGCGTTGAGATCATGCTGGATCATGTCATCGCGCCATTTGGTCAGCAGATGCTCAACAAGGTACGCGGTGCGCCAGCAGACTTCGGTGCGCCACTTGAAGCCTACAATGCGATTGTTCGTTCCGTTCCGCACGCATTCCAAAAGGCCGTCCTGGCATTCAAGAGCGGCCAGCGCGTGCCGCTATTGAGCGAATGGGAGCTGGCAAAGCGGCAACTGGAAAACCCGGAAGCGGAAGGCGCGCAGGTTCCGTACACCAGCACGTCAGGTCCCGAGTGGGGCCTATGGAAGAAAGTGTTTAACGACGAGCAATTGGCAAAAGCGGAACGGGTGATTGGCGTGTTCGGCCGCTCAGCCAATTTCCAGCACACCTTTTTCAAGTTCATGGGCGAGAGCGCAGCCACAGCCACGGAAGCATACAAGGCGGCGGCACGTGAAGGTTTATCGCCTTCAATGATCGACAAGGAAGGTAACACACAGTTCTGGTCGCGCTATCAATACCACACGGCAAATCTATCGGACGAGGCATTAACGAGAGTGATCGACAGTTCCTATGAAGGCACCTTCATGGAAAAGCTCGGTGAGCAAACCCGAGTGTTCTCCGAACTCGCACGCAATACGCCGCTGAAATGGGTGTTCATGTTCACCCATATTCCGATGAACATTGCCCGTGCCGGTGTGCGGTATTCATGGATGGCAGCCGCGACATTGCCGGTCGAGGCATCGAGGATTGGCTCGGCGTTGCGTGGCGAGCTCGGCGTCGAAGCGCAGAACCTCGCGTTGGTCAAGGCTTCGATCGGCACTGCAGTCGGGACATATTTTATCAACCTAGCGCTTAGCGGCCAGAGCACCGGCGATTATCCGACCGATGAGAAGGAACGTAACCGCTGGAAGATCATGGGCATTCAGCCCAATTCCGTTCTGGTTAACGGTCAATGGCAGAACCTGGAACGGCTTGGTCCGGTCATGGGGGCCGTGCCGCGGCTGGCCGCCAACTACGCCGCGATCATCAAGCAGTACGAGGGCGACCAGGACGAGTCGCTGATGAAAGCCGCATTCCTGATGGGGCTTGGAACGGCCAAGGTGATCACTGATGACGTTGGGTTCCAGACCGTGCGCAATCTGGTCAATGCCATCGAGAACCCGAAGGAAGCAGCCAAGGAAGCTGCCTACCAGGCGGCTTCCTATCTCGACCCGTTCACCATGGGCGCCCAGCTCGCCAGCGAGCACGATCCGTTCATGCGCGAAGCCGACACGGTTCTGCGCGGCATCATGATGCGGACGCCCTATGCCCGCGAGGAATTGATGCCGAAGCGCGACCCGCTTTATGGCGAGCCTGTGCCAAACCCCGGCTACCATGCTGCACCGTTCCGATCTGCACCGGTCAATACGGATGCGGTCAAATCCGAGCTCGACCGTCTCAAATACTATCCCGAGGCACCGCAGCGGACCATCGGCCACGTCAAGCTCAACGATGACCAATATGACCGGTATGAAGCTACTGCCGGGCCACTTGTGAAACAGATGCTGGCAAAAGACATGCAAACGTCGCTGTATCAGAATGCCTCGGATGCACAGAAAGCCGCGCGGGCTAAAGGTATTATCGAATATGCCCGTGCAAAAGCCAGGATGGCATTGCAGATGGATGCCGCACACCTGATCCGGCAGGGCATCGACAACCGGACGCGGCAGATAACCGGCACGGTATCGACAGGAGCCACCCCATGATGCTATTCTCCACCCGCATGTGGAAACACTTGCTGTCAGCCCCCGCTGCCGCGCTTGGTTTGCTGCTGAGCGCGGCAGTTTGTTGTGGGCAGTCGGCCCCGCCAAATCTGCCGTCGCAGACTGTCTATGGACGACTTGGCATTGTAGGTCAGCCGCCAGGGCCGGGGCAGGCGATACCGTTTGCAATATTGCTGGCGCAGTTAAGTGCCGCAACCGGAAGCAATGTAGGATTTATTACGGTTCCGGGTGTCGGACTCATTCCTGTCGCAACTCCTTCCGCCGCTACCCTTTATGCCAGCCCCACAGGAAGTGATTTAAATAATTATTGTTTCAATTCGGGGACGCCATGCACATTGAAGGGCGCCTGCATCGCTCGCGTTAAAGTCGCCACTTATTTTGTAAGCGAAGTCAATATCAGTCTTGCCGATGGCACGTACTCGGCGGTGGATAGCAACAATGCCCTTTGCACCGTCGTCGGTGACAATGGCGGAAACGCAACAACCATTACCGCAATTGTAGGAGATTGCGCCACTCCAACCAATGTTATTTTATCAATCCCGGCAAACGATGTTGGATTCTACATCAAGGATTTGGGCATCGCGAGTATTTCATGCTTGGAAATGACAGGCGGCAACGGTTCAATTGGTATCGAAAATTCAGGACAGGGTGCGGTTTCTGATTACGACAAGGTTACATGGGGCGCATGGGGAACAGCTGGTATTCATGTGTCCATTGCCGGTGGTGGCTTTGTCAATCTAGGCGCCGACGGCGAGATAGTTGCCGGAAATTTTACCTCAAGTTTTCATATCGTCACTGTCGGTGCCGCCAGTTATTTTGCCGGCGGCCAGACAAATATTCCAAGCGCCGTCTCCTGGACTGGCGGTAATTGGATTAGCGCGGGAACCGCAACAGGCGCTCAAATCAATCTAACAAATTGGTCCGTCACGGGTGCGGGTGTTGCTGGTAGTACCGGCGCACAGGCGACGTTCCAGGGGCCTGGAATGCTGACCACCGCAGCAAGCGCCAGCTGCACATCAGTTCTGCCTGGCAGCGGCGGTTGCAGTCTGCTCAATGGGTTTCAAGACAGCGCCAATGACCCTCAAGGTCAAGCCTATAATCTACAGGCCGCGTCGGTTACCAATGCCAAACTGGCCAATCCCGCCACGACCGTCAACGGCCAGACCTGCACATTGGGGTCGACCTGCACGATCACGACCGGTAGCGGTGCGTCAATCTATCTGTGCACGATTACGGCGAGCAATTCCGCGGTGATGTCCTATGCTTCACCGAGTGCGGGGACGTGCACACTCAACAGTACATACACGTCTTATACTTTGGTCTTTCAGAACGTTGTTCCGGCTTCCAACGAAAAAATACTAGAGCTGGAAATTCATTCCGGGGGATCGTTCAAGACAAGCGGTTATCTATCGAACTGGCTCGGATACGTCAACGGCAGCGGTGTGAACGGAGCTCCGACGACATATGTGCCGCTCTCATATCCCACGGATACGAATGCAGCTTCTCTTGCAAATGCTGCTCCCGGCTATAGCGGCACGGTAACTATCACTACTCCATCCGCCAGCGGCATTAGTTGGGTCAATGCCCAATTCACATATATTGATGGCAACAGCCAAGTCTTGGGCGGCTTTGGTTCTGGCTTCTGGAATACGGCCGCCGTAGTTGATGGTTTTGAAGTCCTGATGGATTCAGGCAATATCACGTCTGGTGCAATTCAAGTTTACGGGAACCAGTGACATGCGCTATTCCGACATCTGGCCGCGCTACGCCAAATACTGGGACACGATGACCATCAATGCCGGTCGCGTGCAGCAATTCACGGACGAGGCGCAGTTTGCGATCAACAACAAGGTCACCTATCAGGTTCTCGAATCCAAAACGCGCGTGCCGTGGCAAATGCTGGCCTGCATTCACCGCCGCGAGAGCGATGCAAATTTCAAGACCTATCTCGGCAACGGCCAATCGCTGACGATCAGAACAACCGAAGTCCCGGTTGGGCGCGGGCCGTTCACCGGCCCGAATGCGTTCGTCGATGGGGCTGTGGACGCGATCAACGTCGAAGGCTGGGGCAGCATCGGCGATTGGCGACTGGAAAAGCAGCTCTATTACATGCTGCTGTTCAATGGCGTCGGTAGTGAGAATTGGGGCCATCCGTCGTCGTACATCTGGGGCGGCACCAACATTCAACAGCCCGGCAAATGGATTCGCGATCATGTCTGGTCATCGACCGTCATGGATACACAAGCAGGCTGCGCGCCGCTGTTGCAGATGATCGCAAAGCTCGATCCAACCGTGACCTTCACGCGAGAGACGGCATGATGACTCCGGCACACTGGTTTTTCTTCGGCGTGGCTTGCATGGTCAATGCACCGGCAGACTGCACTCGGATCGTGTTTGATCACCCTATGGAGGTTACGGACCTTAGCAAGTTTAAGCCTGTAAATATAACAACTATGATGGCAGAAATTCCGCTCACGCCGCCGCTTGTTTTCGATAGCTTCGACGATTGCATGGATGCCATCCCAACAGAGTTTGACTTGCACAAACCATTTAAGGTCGAAGGGTCGGAGTGGGTTGAAATCGGCTGCACACAGAGAGAAACACCATGAGCGTGCGGGCAATCATTGCGGTCATGCTGACAGGGGCTTTTGTTGGACTACTATTTCTACTTGCGTGGCAAGGCAAAACTGACAGCGACACATTCAATCTGCTTGTCGGTGCACTGACCGGTGCCGCCCTGGGCCATGTCATCGGCTTCTACTTTGGTACGACCGAAAGCAGCGCCGTTAAGGACGACACGATCAAGATACAGGCCAAAACTGCGGCTGGGGATACACCGCCGCCAGCAACTCCGCCGGCTCCTGTTCCTCCAACCGTTGCTCCGCAGGGGCCGTAGAAATATCCGGGGCGTGATATTTTTGTCACGCCTTTAGGTTGCCGTCGTGGGTATGGTGTAGCGTCAATTCACAGGAGATACACCATGCACAAATTCCTTCTACTCACCGCGGCGCTGACTGCACTGGCAATGCCGGCCATGGCCGCGGATATGGCGGTCAAGGCGCCTCCATTGCCAGAGTTTGGCGGCGGCACCGGCTGGTACGTCGGCATTGGCTCGACCGCAGCCGTCGCTCAGTCGAACGTCAGCGGCACAAACGTCTTTGCATCGAGCTTGGCAACCGGCGGCCTTACTGCGGCCGGCGGCACGGTCGATGTGGCGGTCGGCTGGATCAGTCCTAAATTCAAGATCGAGTCTGACGGTTCGTGGCAGAACATCACGGGCACTATCGCCACCGCATCCACGCCAACGTCCAGCGCGGCAAGCGCATGGGTTGCCAGCCGATGGTCTGCCTCGCAGGAAATCGGTGTCAATTTCAACCTGTTGCAAACGCTCACGGCGGTTCTGCCGTCGCTCAGTGGGGTTGCCTTCCCGAGCTTCACGCCGGTCATCCCGAGCAATATCCATGTTCTCAACCCGGCGACGCCGATCCAGTTTGTCAGCGTCGGGCTTCGTGAATTCGGCGAACAGGGCGGCTTTGGTGCGGCCAACGGGCAATCCTGGGCGGTCGCCCCAATGTTGAAGACCGACTTTCTGTGGCAGGCACTTAACAGTGCCGGCGCCAGTAGCGGCTTGGCCTTCGACGCTTTTGCCTGGGTTGCCTTCCCGGTCAAAGGCTTCACGCTCAACAATGCTTTCTCGCCCAGCGGTGCGCCGACGATCGGAGCCGGTGCAAATCTCGGCACGCAATACGGGCTCGGCATGAAAGTGCTTTTCCCGGTCAAGGCGCTCTAAGGGTTGAATGAATGGTATGGCCGAGCGTCAATGCCGGCCATACTTTTGTACCGGTACTTTCGGATGAGGACTGATGCGCGCCGTCATACTTTTGCTTGCTGCCCAAACATTACTGTGGCCGTGGCAGCAGCACGTTCGGCACCATCATCGGCCGTCGTCTGCTCAGCCGGCCTCCCCGGATTGTGTTCAGATCAACGCAGTAAAAAAAACTCTCTCGCCGGATCGGTATGAGCGGGCGCTTCGTTCGGCAACCAAAGAAGAACAAAAAATCATCATCGATTGCGCGGTGCAACCGTGATCGATATAGGGCCAACGACAAATGGCGACCGGCGACCTTACCGGATAAACGCCGCCACGATTGCGGCTGTGGCATCGGTCCTTGGAATTGTCGTTTACCTGGGCGGCTTCATCAGTGGCTATATGCTGATGCGGCAAAACCTGACTGATCTGCAAGTTCACGTCGGTGAAATGCAAACAAGGATTGATGCCGTGTTGGACCGGCTGACACATGTGGAGGCTGACGCTCACTACACGGCACAAGGCATTGCAGATTTAAAAGCGTTGACGGCCGGGACAAAGCGTTAATGCCCCATGCCGTCCATCACGTTACCCGCCAACGGCAAATGCCCGCAATGCGGCGGTAAGATCAAGTCCTACTACGACGTAGGCAAGGAATTTGCGGGACCTAGTGCACAGCTTAAGACCCCGTAACCGAAAGAGAAAAAATACTTGACAGAGAGGGTTCACACGGGAATCCCGAATCGCTATATTCCTCTCGCGGTCGTTGCTTGGTGATAAGGGCCCCTGGGCACTTCCTAGCGGATAGCCAAGATCGCGGATTACGCCGGCCGCACTTTTCTTCCCCTCAATAGTGATGCTTCTTTCCGTGTGAGGTGGGCTAGCCGGGTTCGCTTCCGGTTCCGTCAAAACGACCAGTGAGACGGTCAAAGTAGTAGTCCCGGCCGTTCACCGACAAGCACGTGAAAAGCTCGCCGACCGACACCGCAATGTGTCGGTCGGCGAGCTGATCTTTAAATTCCATTTCGCGGATTGCGCCAGGCGCGCTGGCCCGATTGAGGACGCGCCCAAGCCATTGCCGAGTGCGCCCAAGCCAAATCTCTATCCAGGTCGCATCACCCCGTGCGGCTCTTACGATCCGCTCAGAGGGGAAACGCAACACCTCACGCTGGACATGAGTCATGCGGCTATAACCCCCAACCCCGATGAACGGTTCTGCGCAAAATATGGTTGATTTTGCGTTAAAGCGCCACCTTTTTCTTGGGTTTGCGAAGTCCAGATACCCCGGGTGTGGGATACTAGCGTCAAGAAGCCTGGTCCCTGACGCTCGGCGGCGCAAACTTAACGACAGCCGCGTCCTGTTTGGGCGGATGCGTCGCGCGCAACGTCTCCTGCGCTTCCGCAAAGATCACCTTCATCTTGGACTCGTACAGATCGACCTTGCGCATGGCCGCGTCGCGTTGCCGCACCAGCTTCTCAGCATATTTGCGCAGGTGTTCGTTCTCTTGCGAAACCGCCTGGAATGCCGTTTTGAGCGAGTCGTTCTCCGCTTCCAGACTGTCGTTGCGCTCGTAAATCTGATCGACCTTGATCGTCAACGCGCTGGCCATTTCGATAGCACCAGCCCGCTCAGTGTCAGGGATTTCCTCGATGCTCATTCCCAGCTCCTTCGGTTAATCTTGTTTAGTCGGCTAGGCTCGGCCGGCCATTTTGCAGTTTCGCGCTCTGCGTCCTGGGGGTCGTGGCCGACGGCAATTGGAACAGTTGTCACAGCCGATTGGCTTTTGGTATCGACGCTTGCGGCGTTTTGATTTTGATGTCATCCGACTGTTCTCTTGGATGCAGGGAAAATCAGGCGACGTGTGCCCAACTTTTTCCCGACATCTTGGCCATTAGCATGTGAGAGGCTCTATCCGATCATCCTTGATCGAGAATGGTCCCTTGCGTCCCCATACTTGCAGATAAACTTCGTCTGCCAGTTCAGGTCGGCGCAAGATAGCCTCTCCGACTCCGTTGATGCCAAAGTAGGTGGCACCCTTTTCTTTCATCATGCCGTTGTTGCCGCCAAAAGTAATTGAGACTGCTACATGATCAAGAAGTTGGCGTAGCACCTTCCAATTGGTTTGCCGGTGGCCGCAATAAACGATAATGCCTTCCGCAATGAGATCGCAGTCCTCATCTTCGGCGAGGTCTTTCAGCACTCGTATGGCGGCCTTGGTCAACATCCCGACATATCGCTTAACTGTCGTCGCCTTCGTTCATTTCGTCGGCCCATTCTTCCGCTTCCCAACGATAGCGGATTGGCCCTTCGCGGTAACCATCGGGACCAACAATATAGGACCATCCGGTGGGCTCTGTGATTACCTCGTACATCATTCAGCCTTCCCTGCTTCCTGCTCATCAACCGCCGCCAACATCGCGAGCGCAGCATCTACCATTGCCCGATAGGCCGCCGGCAAACTGCCATTCCTATCGTCGCGCTCACATAAATTGAGCAGCACTTGTTTCAACGCCGCGATCACCTTCGCGTCGGTTTCGATCTTGGTTTCTGCTTTTTGCGCGCGCTGTACCCACGCTTCGTACAGGTCGGGGTGAACTGGACTTCGATTTTGTATATGGGCCATGATTCTGCCTGCTGTTCAGGGATTAGACGGAAAGCGCGGCTGCGCTGTTTCGTCCCAAAACCAGAGGGGCGTAGGCAATCGCCAACTAGACCAGCGCGGCTCCCACATGAGGTCGTAGTTTAGGTCGCGGCGCCAGTCGGGCACAGGTGAGCCGCCGATAAGCCCAGGGTTACCCAGGGGCCACTCCGTCCGTATAGGTGCGGAGCCGGTTGTACGGCGGCTCGCCGATGCCGACATTGTCATCGTTAGTCCTCTAGCTCAATATCCGTCTCAACAAAACAATCGCATGAGTCACAATACCATCCGCCGAATTTGCCTGGGGCATCATCATCAGGATCGGCGTACACCAATTTGCATGGGCCACCGCATACGGCACAACTGATCTGGCTGCTCATGGGGGTTTAGTGCCCGTCTGTTTGCATGTACCGGGCAAGCTGATCGAGTTTCTTCTGCCGCAAGTTGACGCTGACGATAGACGGCGCGATCTTCGCTTCCTGCGCCAGCGCGATCATCGTTTCCAGGTCCGCTATTTCCTCAGACAGGCGGTAGGCGTTCGTTTTCTTTTGGCCGGGCTGAACCTCGTCGCGGCCGAACCGTAGCAGCTTCGTCGCGCGCTGCTGAACCTCGGCGCATTCCTCGATGAGGATGGTTAGCAGCTCGCGCTCGTATGGCGTCGGCAACTCACATGGGGTTACATATCGTTCGGCCATCGAAATCTCCATGCTGTTGTGATGTCAGTGCATAATCGCCATCAAGGGTCGCGCCACCCAGCCTACCCCTGCGGCGCCAAGGATCACGCCGAACAGAACGCCAACTGCAAAGCCGGCTACTTCTGGTATTTGCATTGCTGATAATAACGCGCGCATTTGGTTCTCCATATTGACTACTGATTAACGCCGGAACACGGGAATAGCGCCAGGATCGCCTTTCGCGCAAACAACCCAGCAGGCGTTCGGTGTTCCTGGATCAATCTCACGCAAGTAGGCAACTGGGTGCATTGGAGTAACGAGTGGCGTATCGTACTCGTATTCCTGCCCTGGATATGAAAACTCTCTGTTGCTGCTCATGTTATTCTCCTGACGACATTGGACGGGTTAGCGCCTGATTGCTGTCGGCCGCCTTCAAGGCGCCGAGCGCGATCTTGTATGCGCGCGGATTGACGCCTTCGAGCCACCGAATTTTTTCAAGCGCAGTTCGGTATTGTTCCTTCTCCCTCACCAGCGCATTGTACGTGGCGGTCAGTTCTTCATAGGTGGGTTTTGTCGTCATGAAGTGGGCTTTTCCTTTTCGTCTGGCTGACCAGCACCTTCGCGATCAAGGAAGCAAACCCCCTCCACGATCTCGATAGCGTCGTGGACGCGGTTTGCCAGTTCGTCGTCGTAGTCGGCCAACTCCCCATTGGCGAGCAACATGCGAAGCACCCGCACGACTTCGCCGTGGCGATTGAGACAGGCTAGGCTGTAGAGCGTCGGCCGAGGCTTCGTCTTAGGGGCCTCCGCTGGTCCTTGTGCAACTCCGTCCATTTTTCTCTCCTATGAAATTAGCGACATACGACGCATAAGCGGCTACCACCAAATACCCTTCATCAGATGCTTTGGCGTAGTGGCGAGCGCCCGCGCAAAATCCTCAACCGTATTGAGCAGTAGCCGTTGACGGCCCGTCTCGATATTCGACACAGACACTCGCTTGTAGCCCACGCGCTTCGCAAGATCGTCCTGAGACAGACCCAACGTCTCGCGCATCAACCGAATGCGTGCGCCGAACGATTGGTGACATGCTTCAATTGGTTTGCCCATCACGCCACCTTCTCGCTGCTCTTTTCCATCCGCATCCGCTGCACGGTATGGGTGTTCTCCCGGCTGGCGAGATTACACAGCACGGTCGGCTCGTCGCTTGTGAACCAAACGGACCCGAATGTGCATGTTGCTCTCCTAAAGTCGGCGAGTAATTCCGTATCATGCTTATCCGGTTTAGACACACAGCCCTACATCTTGTGGTCATGGCACCGCCGCTGTTTTGCCGTCGCGCCTGTTCCAGTTCACTATGGCTTGAGCTTGTGAGCCAACCAGCACCATTTGCGCGGTGCATGGTTCGCCGCATTCGACATACCAGTCGCCGTCAAGCTCAAGCAGATTGGGCTTTTCGTTGCCGCAGAATGGACAAGGCTTGAGCATGAAGCGCATTTTCTCAGGCTCCAGACCGTGCGGGCTTATCGACAAACATGTCGCCTTGTTTCAGCGCTTCGCTGATCCGGCGGCAGGCCGTGTCGAAGTATTGGGGTACGATTTCCATGCCGACGAACGGAAAGCCGAGCTGAATAGCGGCAACTCCCGTCGATCCGCTGCCCATGTAGGGATCGACGATGATCGTCTTGCGCGGCAACTGCATCTGACCGATGCACCATTTCATCAAAACGACCGGCTTTTGCGTCGGATGGACTCGTTGTTGCCCGGCGGTCACCTCATCGCGGGCCGCAGAGCCGACACAGACGCCGTCCCAAAGCAGCCGATAAATGCGCATAGGGCGGCTTGCGCCGCTCATCCATGCGGCTTCGCCGTCTCCTTGATCGCGCACCTTGCCGGTCGGGACCTTATCCCAGACCAGCCACGAGCCTGCAGGGAGGCGTTCCGCAAACTTATGTGCGCCCCAGAAAAGAGAACGCGGAGACACACTCAGCCAAGGATCAGGATCGAACGGTTCGTCGTCTCCGACAATGCCATCTGGCCACGCAATTGCTTGCCCGGCGCTATGCAGCGCGCCGGTCGCTCGAGCCCTTTGTACGTTCGCGACCGCACGAGAACCACAGCCGGGTGTCACTGCTCGAATGCCGCCAGCGTGAGCGACGTTTGTATTTTGCTTCTGCCCATAGGGCGGATCGGTGACGATTGCGCGCTCGCCGTGGACCGCCGGCAAGATCACAGCGTTGTCTCCCAGATATAGGATTACGCCGTCTGCAATTTCTTCTTTCCGAACCTTCAACATCTAGTAGGTCTCAGCGTTTGTGTGTGACAACCGGATAAGCATGATTCCGTATGAACCGGCTATTCCTTGATCTCATCAGCCGATGCCTTGCAGAGCGGCGCATAGTTGACGTTTCCCGCGCTGACCGAATGAAGTGTTTCGACCTCGGCAACCTCAAAGTCTGACGTGGTGTCCATCACGACGCGGTAGCCCACTTCCTCGATGGCTTTTTCGATGGCCTCTTTTGGAGTGTCGGCCTGGACCTCGCCAGTGAAGTAGCCGGCGAACGGAATGCAAACCTCATATCTTGACATTTAAATCTCCCGACTATCTTGTTGTTTGTGCCTATTCCTCGACGGGGTTCTTTTGGATGGCCCAATCGAACGTGCCCTTGCCGCGCGGCGTCAAATCCCACTTGCCAACTATCGCGGGCGTGTCCTTCGGGACGCGGAACGTCAGCGTCACGTAATCCTCGCCGTTGTATGCGGGTCCGAAGTCGGCGCGTTCCGCCACGGCGGGGATCACGGTATCGATGCGCGATGCTATTGCTTTGTCCATGACGGTTCCCTGCTAACCTGTCGTCTGTCGGACGCTGCCGGCTCCCACCGGGACTAACTGGAAGGGCTAATGCGCAGGAGCCGGCCCGGTCGAACCGCATGTCACCACGCGGTCAGAATGGAATATCGTCGTCAAGCAGCGCAGGATTTTCACTGTGCTGTACAGGCTGTTGCGGTTGCCGCTGTACCGGCGGCAGCACAGGATCGGCCATGAGCCGAATGGCGTCGACACGCTTGCCCTGGAAATCAACCTTGGTGGGATAGAGCGTAATTTTCTGTCCATGCCAATGATCGGTCTCATCGCCGAACGCATCTTCCAGCACGGCGCTATTGGTCTTGTTGAGCACCACACCGCGGTCCTTGCCCTGAAAAAACAGCACCGGCTTGTGATCGTCGCCAACGTCGCGCATTTCGACGCGATCGATGACGACCTTGACTTGCCGGCCTTGCAGATCGGCGGCCTTGAGATAATCAGACGGGAATGCGGCAGAGATTTTCATTTTGTTGCTCCGGTTGTGTGAGTTTCTGATATTGCGCGTCCATTTGATCCGCCAGCGCCCGCAATGTCCGGCTATCGGCCGCGAGTTGCAGCATCGGGGTGGTTTCTAAACTGAAACCGAATTGATTTAACTCCGCCAGCCGGCACAGCCAAAACTTGGCATCGGCCTCAAACGAGTTGACCTGCGTGTGCAACGCTGCGCACCTGTGATGCACAGGAAAATCGGTTGTCCACTGCACGTAATCCGCCGGATCGGTCATTCGTGCCACCTGTCTGGGCGCAAGACCTTGTAGGGGTCCTTCATCCAAATATACCATTCTCAGCCTCATCCGCATACCACTCACGGTCGGTCAGTGGCGTCAACGGCCAATGCGTGGCCACGATGCTGATTGCGTGCAGCCGGGCTGCTTGGAGGTCCAAGCCTTCGTCAATGAGCCGTGCGATAGTGGCGGTCATGAATTCTTCCCGGCTCATGGCAATCTCTTCTGCTGCTGCCGAATGCACATCGCCGCATACACGACCAGCGCAATCGCGATGACGGCCAAGAGTGGCTGCAGCGGTTCGGTCATGGCAAGAGCTGTCCTTTGCTGCGCAATCGATTGATCTTGCCCAAGATAGCATTACGGGTGAATGGCGGCCCAAGAATATCGGAGCATTGCTGTGCGGTGCTGCCATTGAACCACATGGTTTTCAGCCGCGCGACCACTTCATCGGTCCAGATGCTTTCAGGATCGACCCAAACCTTTTTCGGCCTTGGCTCTGCTGGGGGACTTGAAACAGCCGCCGCAAAATCTGTCGTGACCGTGCCATTCAGCCGCTGCTTGGAATGCTCTATCAGATCGGGCATATAGCAGCTGACAAAGTCAGGCAAAATACGTCCCAGCCCTTCATTCATCACCTGTTTATCTATGGCGCGCCAACTCATGCCCGCAGCGCGCAATTCGCGAGCTCGGTCTATGCGTGGTTGTCTATCGCGCCAGCGGCCATGTTTGATTTCCACCCCAGCCTGCTTGCAAGCAAACTGAATACAGAAGGCCCCCGATGGGAGCACGCCGGGATATTTTTTCTCTAGCTGGCGACGGGCCTCGTTGATTGAAAATCCTTGCCGCACCAACTCAACGCCTTCGACCAATATACCAGCGCGCTCATTGCGGATTGCGGCTTTTATCTCCGCAGCATGAGATTGCGCCGCCTCTCGTTGAAGGCGACGCTGTTCTTTGACTAAAGCCGTAGTGCCGGTAGGCCGCAAAATCTGTTCGACGCGCTGCTGCGACACACCGTACTTATCGGCCAGCGTGCACATATTTTCTTCGCCACGCTCGTAGGCGGCAACCATCGCGATATTGCGCTCGGCGGTTTCTTGAGTTCGCGGTCCAAAGTGCTGCGGCGGTCGCGGTACACCGGCGGTCAATTGACGAATTGTTAATTTGCTGAGCTTGTACTTTTCAGCAAGGGCGGCCGTTGACATGCCGGCCATTCGATCGGCGCGAATTTGCTCGTTGCGGGCGAGGGTCCATGGCCGCGAGCCTGCCGGTGGCCCGGACCGTTTCTGTGGCTGCGAAGCTGGCGTCGATCCGAAAATCTTGGACAGAATGCTCATACGCCCATAATGCACATGCCAGCCGCATTGTCAACGATGCTACTTGCATTTATTTTTGATGTGTGCATATTCGCGACATGGTGACCAAAACACAGGTCAGGCTGACGCGAAAACGCTTAGGCGAAAGCCAAGCCGACTTCGCCAAGCATTTCAAAGTCAACCAAAGCACCATCCACCGCTGGGAAACTGGCAAGCTGCCGATCGAAGGCATCATCGAGATTGGCGTCGAGGCAGTGCTGGCGCGGCTGGCTTATATCTTCGTCGAGCAGCAGGCCGCCGAATGAGCAACCAATATCCCGACTCCTGGACCGCCAGCCGCATCGAACAGCTCAAGACCTACGCGGCCTCGGGCCTGCCCATGCGCGACATTGCTCGCAAGCTTGGCATCACCCGCAACGCCGTGCTGGGCAAACTGCATCGGCTTGGGCTGCCCCTGGGCCGGCAACCCAACCCTGACGGCACAGCCCATAAGCGTCGGCCGGTCCCACGTGTTGCCAAAATACAACTCTTTGACGGCTGGCGGAAGCCGCGGCAGAGCCACAGGGAAGCCCCTGGGCCGTCATTGGTGCCGGGACTGTGCGATCTGCCGCCCGAGACCGCAGCCGCGCCGGTGACGATCGTGGGGCTATTGCCGCACCATTGCCGCTGGCTCTTGGGCGAGCCAGGGGTGGATATGCTGTATTGCGGTGCAGCAAAACTAGAGCCGTATTCGTACTGCGCCCGGCATTGCGCTGTTGCATTTAAGCCACGGGGCGGGTGATGACAGATATATGCCCGTTTTGGAGGTAGAAAAGCACCATGCGCGAACCGGATGAAGACGAACGCCGCGATGCAATCGACGAGAGACGCGCTAGGCGTCGTGGCCGGACGGTGTATCGCACCTATGACGACTGGAAACTGGCCAGCTCGGAGGACGATGCACCGCAACCGCCATATGGCGAATGGTGCCGCAATCCCGCTGCTTGTGCCAGCAAAGGCTATTGCCCGCTTGATCCAACTTGTGGAGATTAAGCCGTGAAACTTGACAACAAGGGCCGATGCTGCGGGCGCAAGCCAATCGTCTATAAGCGCAACCCGCACTTATTCTGCTGCCGCTGTGATCGCGCTTTCGATCTTGACGGCAATCAGATTGAGAATTGGGCATGGCAGCGCGTCCCTTCTGGACCGCTCAAATATTTTGAGCGCCGGCCGAAGATCAAGCGCACGGTCTTATCATTCCCTGGCGACCCAGATTTGGAACTGAAATAGTAAAATGACCATTGCCGCGCCCAGCTTTACCGATCCGCCGTTTGCCGTCCCGGCCGATGTCGTTCTCGATATACCGTTGCCGCCGTCCGTCAACCGCACCCGCAAGGTCGACTGGATCGGCCACCGCAAATACATCCAATGGAAGCGCGATGCCGGAATGCACCTGGTCGCCAATGGCCAATACCGCAACGCGCCGCGGCGGCTGCAACAGTACGAGCTGACGATCACATTGGACGAGCAGCAATGCCGGCTCGACCCCGACAATCCAGTGAAGGCGGCGATCGATCTGCTGCGGTCGCTTGAGATCATCACCGACGACACGCCAAAATACGCGCGGCGGATTGTGATCGAGTGGGGAAAAGCTGTGGATGGCTGCCGATTGACTGTGAGGCCGCTAACTTCTGCAATGTCGGGAAAAGCATGAGCAAGAGTCAAGCAGAAGGCGCGTTACGAGCAATCGTTGCTGCGGTTCGCAGATGGCTAAGGATAAGACCGTGATACGCGCAATCCTATTCGTCGCCCTTTTGCTGATCGCGACATCCGCCCAAGCCAAGGACAAGCCTCGGCCGTTTTGGCCGTGCTCTCAGTGCAAGGGTGGTTGGATAGACGCCATGACAGGCATGTGTCCGTATCGACCGTCCTGCAAGCGAGGATCACATGGGCATCAATGATTTTCCAATGACACCACCGAAGCGCCCACTCGAAGTGACTGGCGTCTGGCTTGATGCGCACTCTGGTCGCATCCGAGTGCGAGTCGAGTTCGGTGGCCGATGGCACACTGTCATCGATGAGACCAACGATGAAGGCCATATCAGCCACATCGTTGAGCCGAGCGGAATTCTCAAAGCACCGCTATCCGAAGAACTTGGCTGCGGTTAACTGAGGTTTAGCATGACCGGCCACGCCCTTCCCCACAATTGGCAACCCTCGATCGAGGACCGATATTACGGGCGGGTGCGGCTAGGGCTGTCGACTACAGCAATAGAGAACATGGCAGAGGATTTGCGGTTATGGGCTTTTGCCAATGCAAACCGGCAGATAGCCCGCAAATCGAACTGGTCGGCGTGTTTTCGTTCCTGGATGCGTAGGGAAGCAGCAAAACGAGGACTCAATGGCACAGGAAATTCAAACCCAACAATGGCGGCCTTCGACCGAATTATCGATAGCTGCGCAGGCGGAAGCGAGCCAAACGGCGCTGGCGCTGCGGGTGATGCCGCAACGGGCGGCCGAGCTGGGCAAGCTCCTGGTCGGGCAGTGGCCGCACGCGAACCCCCCGAATCCTGGGGCCTATTCTCTCTCAATCGCAAAGACCCTTGAGAAATACCCGCTCGGTGTGGTCGAAGAACTGGTCGACCCGCAATGCGGACTGGCCTCGATCCGCGAATTTCCCCCCACGGTCATGAGCATCACGGAATGGTGCGACCGGCGGGTGAGGCGGCACATTGGCGCGATCAAGCATGGCGAGCTCCACGCCGTGGCTGTGCGCGAGGAACGGCTGTTCACCGATGCCCATCGCAAGACCATGCTGGGCCGGCTCAAGGATTTGTGGCAATCGCTCAAATTGGCCCCGCAATGACCTACGCTACGCGCCGCGACTGCAAAGGCCCGGAGACAATCCAATCGCGCTACGAGGCGGCGTGCTTCAAATACCTGCGGTACGTGTTTGCCGGCGAGGAACCGTGGCGGGTGCGGGCGGCGGCTCGGGACGTGTATAAATATTCGCCGTGGCATGTGCTCAAATCGGAGACGGTGCATTGACGATCGAGCTCAAACGCCAATCCCCGGAAGTCTATTTTGCGGTCAATCCCATCACCGCGATCGGGCCGGCGGAAATCGAATTCCTCAAGAACGCGGCGTACCGCTCGCTGCGGCAGCGTTGCCGCATTTGCCTGCATCTGAGCGAGGATGCACTGCTGCACGAGACGGTGCTGGTCTACACCAAATCGACCTACAACCGGCCGAACCGGCATCCGATGGCCGAGAGCTTTCACATCCTTGAAGGCAAAGCCGATGTCCTGTTTTTCAACGAGAATGGCACGCCAGACAAGTTCCTGCGCATGGGGGACGCGGTGTCGGGACATCCCTTCATCTGCCAGTTTCCAGTGATGGTCTATCACACCATAGTCGTGCGGTCGAAATGGCTGGTGATCCACGAGACCTGCCGTGGGCCGTTCGTACGGGGCGAGACCACACTGTATGCGCCGTGGGCACCGGATGAGACGGACCATGATGTGCCGGACTTCCTGGCTAAACTCGAAACCTACTGCAAATGACCCGCAGCCTCATCATCGGCGCCACCGGCGGCATCGGGCGCGTGGTCTGCGCCACACTGGCGGCTCGCGGCGACAGCATTGTGCCCATGGGCCGCGAGCGCACCGGGCAGGATTACCCGGAAACCGTCAGTTACATCGTGTTCCTGCAGCGCAATCGCGAATCCGAGAACGCATGGATGCACGAGTTCAACATCAGCCTGGACCTGACCAAACGCATTGTGGAGCTGATGGCGCCGCGCTTCGTGGGCGCAGACAAGGCCATCGTGATCGTATCGTCGGTCAACGCACAACTAATCAACAATCGGCTGCCGATCGGCTATCACATGGCCAAGGCCGCGCTGAAATCCATGTGCCGGTATTGGGCGGTTGAGCTCGGGCCGAAGGGCATCCGGGTCAACTGTGCGGCGCCGGGCACTGTCCATAAAGGTGGCCCGGAGTGGCCCAACAAGGCGTTTCATGAGCGGATCACGCCGCTACGACGCATGGGGACTGCCAACGAGGTCGCCAGCGCGATCGCGTTCCTGGCCTCGCCGGCTGCGTCATTCGTGACGGGGCAGGTATTGACCGTGGACGGCGGCGTGAGCCTACAGTGGCAGGAGAGCCTCACCAATGAGTTATTACAAGCGCACCACATGCCGCCTGTGTGATTCCACTCACCTGACGCTGGCGCTGCACTACCCGCCGCAGCCGCTGGCGGACAATTACCAGCGCGATCCTGCTCAATGGCAGGTCGATCACGGGATATGGCAGGTTTACCCGCTCGACCTGTATCTGTGCGACGACTGCGGCTGCGCGCAATTGCTGGACGTGGTGTCCGCGGACGAGATTTATCCGCATTACACCTACGAGACCGGTTCTAGTTCGGCATTGGTGGAGCATTTTCGGCAGTATGCGGCCGATGTTGTCGAGCGGGCAAAACTGCGGCCGTATCAATTCGCAGTCGATATCGGCTCAAACGACGGCACATTCGGGCTGTTCTTGAACAAGGGCGGCTACCACCAAATACCCTTCATCAGATGCTTTGGCGTAGTGGCGAGCGCCCGCGCAAAATCCTCAACCGTATTGAGCAATGGTCGGCCGGTATTGGGAGTTGATCCAGCTCCGCTGAACACTCGTGGACTGCCCACCATCAAACAATTTTTCAACGCAGAAACCGCCGGCTTAATCCAAGCAACTTATGAGCGCCCCGGTCTCATCACGGCCAACAACGTCTATGCCAACATCGACGATCTACGCAGCTTCACCGAGGCGGTGCGCAATTTACTGACACCGGATGGTGTGTTCGTGTTCGAGACATTCTACCTGGCCGATCTGATCGACCACATGGTATTCGATTTCATCTACCACGAGCACCTGACCGCGTTCGCGTTGTCGCCGCTGATCGGCTTTTTCCAGCGGCTGGGGATGCAGGTATTTGATGTGCAGCGCGTGGCCACCAAGGGCGGCAGCATCCGCGTCTATGTGCAGCACGATTCGGGTAAGCGGCCGGTGAGCTCGGATGTGCCGGCATTGGTGGAGTGGGAGTATTTACGGGGGCTACACAAGATAGAGACGTTCAAACAATTTCAGGAGAGATTTGAACACGCCAATTATAGAACTGAGGAATTGCTGCGGGTTCTAAAAAATAAAGACAAAACCATCTGCGGGTACGGAGCGTCGCCAACATCAACCACGCTGATCTATACCAGCGGCATCGGCAAACATTTGGACTACCTGATCGACGATTGGTTGGGCAAGCAAGGCACGTTCAGTCCGGGGCTGCATTTGGCGGTCAAATCACCGGCCGAGCTCGATGCGGATTATTGCATCATCCTGGCCTGGCGCTATGCCGACCAGATCATGGCCCGCAATCCGCAATACCGCGGGACGTGGGTTGTGCCGTTGCCGGAATTGAGGGTGATCAACGCTGCAACAGCACGATCGCCAATATCAGCAGCACAACCACGACAATAACCGCGCCATTATCAGCAACCTCGGCAAATGCTGGGCGTTTCCATCCTGTCAGGCGGGATAGGCGCAACCTGACTTTCACGATTAGAGCCGCGGAAAGTGCAGGTTGCCGCCGCCTCCGGCCAGCAGCGTCAATGCGCCGATCAGGCACAGGATCATGACGATTGCCCAGATGGCTTTCTCGACCGTGGCCGGGATCGGACAGAACAGCTTAACCACGTATAGCGCGAGCCAGACCACGCCAAGCAATACGATGACGCCGATCAGCAGCCATAGGATAGCGATTGCGAGCTCGATCATGGCTTATCCAGTGCTCGCTACAAGCGAATCCAGTGGCGTGAGATTGCCAGACTGTTGCGCGGCGACCACCCAGCAGGGAGCTTGTTCATGCCCCCGAATATAATGAACCCTATGCTTGACTGTCAAGCGCAATCTTCAGTTTGATGGTCGTGATCAACGCCGGCGGGGTTATGCCGCGATCTTGCCGCCCCCACCTTGCTCAGGGCGTACTGAAACACGTCCTCGTAGGTCTTCAGTTCCGGCCGGGGAGGCTTTTCTGCGAGACTTGCGCCGTCCGAACCGAACACGTTGAGCTCGGCGCCGGTCAGTTTATTGTGGGTCATTTTGGCAACTCCAATTGCAGCCGCAATGCGGGGCTGGTTGGTAACGTATCATATCATCGGGTTTAAAGTTCCACAACGGAGCGAGGGCGGGAGTTGGCGCCCCCGCCCTCTAGCCGCTGTGCAGGCCAAGCCGGAAGGCTAGGGCCGGCCACATCACGGCGGATTCAGCATCCACATTGCGGGAATTGGCAACTGCCGCCGGGTATCTCTTTGGCTGCGCAGTCTCGCCAATGCGGTTTGGGCCGTTTCATATGAGCCTCAAGCGGACATGAGTGCTCGCAGGCTTTGCCCCCGAGCTCGGTCCTGATCTGGCAGTCGGGAAACATGCACGAACCTTCTCGCGTAATCATTCGTCATCCTCCGTATCAAAATCGTAGGCGCCTGGTTTGCAGGATTCCCAGCCGCCGTCATGGTGGTCGCCATAGCAATTGGTGCACCACGCTCGATGGCCTGAGCATTTCGGGCATTCGTGCAGATTCATCCCGTTGCCGTGACCCCATGCTGGAATGTCAGCATCGCCGCGCAGGCTCATCGCCCGCGAAGGTAGACGGGCCACGTCACGGCGGATTGGATGTCAGTGCGGCACAGAGCACAACGGCCGCATAGTCGCGCCATTTACGTTTTACGCTATTTGGCAGCTGTGGCCACGGCTTCAGCTTTTTGCCGCCTTGGAGCCGCTGTCGTAAAGCTTCCGCACCAGCGTCAATCTGAGCGTCGGACGGAATAATCTGGCCGGGATCAGTCATTTTGCGGCTCCATGAACATCTCGACAAGATCAAGCTGCAAGTGGTCATCCGAGAACAACCCCACATCCGCGGGCAACTGCGGCTTAACGGGCTTGAGCCCGGCTTGCCATTTGCGTTCGGCGACGGTCTTTTCGTCGCCGGCGCGAGGGTTGAGCTTTTGCGAGAAAAGCAGTTCAAAGTGGGTGCTCATGGCTGTTCCTGGCGGCACGACAAACAGAGCCAGCCGTGACTTTCGACACATTTCAGCGGGGCCAGTTTTCCGCATTTCCAGCAAAGTGGTCGAGGATCAAGACAGAAGGCGCGTCGCTTGAAGCTATCCCTAAAGCTCTGCGGCGTGTACGGCTTCGGATTGTCGAATGAGCCGAGTTTAGAACGGGACATAATCACCCTCCATATCCAGATTGCCACGCTTGAGCGCATTGGTGGATTCGGCAAACCATGCCCGGAAGTCGGCGAAAACCAGCCGCACTTGCTCATGCAGCAATTCGCCGGCATCCATTTCGGCATCCCCCTTCGCGGCTTCGCCGCTACGGCGGACAAGTCGCACCGCGTAGTTTGTGCCGCCGCTTACGGGCATTCGCGCCCGCCTAGCGTTGAGATAGTCGATTGAGTGGATGGGCATGTCACGACTCGCCGCTTTGAATTGCGTACCGGCAGCCGTTGTCGATTGTCAGCAGCTTATCGCCGGGCTGCATTGGCGGCTTACCGATATGGATTGAGCCTTCGCCGAGCTTGCAAACTACTGCGGCATAGCCGTCGTCGCCTTCATAGTCGCGATAGTATTGAGCGGCCTTAACTCGGCTCACAAAGTAGCTGGTTCCGATGATCGTCATGACTTGGTTTCCTTCGCTGTTAGTTTACCCGCCGAAGCATCTTGCGTAGGCGGGAGCCGAGCGCCATGCGCGGCTGTGGGGATGGGCATGGCGATCACCGCACCGGGCAAGAGTTGGTGAGGTCGCACATGTGGCCGAACGGATAGCCGTGCGCCTTTTCCCAAGCGTTGACCATCGGCACACCGAACAGGAGCGCCCACACGTTTAGGCCAAGTAGTGAGGCCAGCAGCGCCGACATGATCGTAATTCTGAGGGCGTAAGTCATCTGACGTTCCTTCGCATTAACCGGCTTGGGCCATCCAAACCGCTTGTCAGCCGTAGCATCTTGCGTAGGCTGATGGCTGTATTATGCATAGCGCATTGGATATGGCTAATCACATTTGCGTGATAGTCATAATGTCCAGAGTTTAGAACAACTTGTGCAGCGGAATTTCCTGCCGGGTCGACTGAATATTTGCCCGTAATGGCCACAGGTGCAGGTCAGCCAAACCCAACCGCGTAAATTATCGCGTGGCTGCCTTAACTCATTGATATATTTGCTGTTATCAATCTCACTCTGTTGCGATGCATGAGATTGGTGGCGGCTGCGATCCTTGGCCCAATTCAGTGCCATTGCGCAGATTATCATGCTGCGATACAAAAAGAAGCCCGGTTCGGCGGTGAGCTCGAACCGGGCTAAACTGCACTGTGCTTCGACGGCTGGTGCAGCGACAAGGGCCAAACATACAAGCCCTAGTCAGTCAAATCAAGCCGTCAGCCCGGCCAAGTGCCGATCGAGCCGCACACAGCATCGCTCACCAGCGGGCATTGGCGCGTCCAATGGGTGGAGACGGCGGGAACTTACCGTGACAGAGCACGGCCTTCCGACCGCAGCAAATGCCGTGACGGGCTATGCTGGCATCTGTGGGCATTAATGGCGCTGTAGAGTGCGATGGCAGCTAATAGCTGTGGTCAGGGGATTGACCCTCCATATCGGGTATCCACAGGTATACCGTCTATCGTCACGCCAGTACCGCACGGCCCAAGCGTAGCGAGTATGGGCCAGGCTTGCGGAAGCGGAGCTATGGCTGATTAGCTCATTCCGCCCACACATCGCATAACGAGCGTGGGGAACGCCTGACACGTCAGGTTAAACCTTACATAGCACATGCTATGTCATTGACATTGCTGCACAATCGACCGAATGTTCCATAATGGTAGTTATGCGAACGCCACAGCTAAGCCGTTGATATTGCTACACCTGGCGCGGGTTGGCTGCCGGGCTGGTCATGGGCAAGCATGCTTAGGGGCCGGCATGGGGGTGGGGGAGGGGGACTTTGCGGCGCGCTCGAAACTCGATCTGCCCGCTCTGACACGCGCCGGTTTTTGCCAATTCCATGTTGCATTTCAGCAACATACGCGATTGTACAATAATGTACCTTAATGTACATTGGGGTACAGCACTGTACACTGTTGCATAAATGTCACTTGAAACATAACTTTTGTATGCTAATTGTGGCTAAATGGCCTCCAAGCAGGTTCTTGATGAACTCTACGCTGGCGACCCGGAGGACTACGGGCCGGCCATGCAGGCTTTAGAGCCTCAACGGCAGGCGTTTGTGAACGCGCTACTGGACCAGCGGGGCAGGCCCGATCTTGGACAGGCGGCCATTGCTGCGGGTTACAGTGACCATCCAGGGACCTGCCGCGTCACCGGTTACCATTTGGCGCGCAATCCAAGGATTATTGCTGCACTGCAAGAGGAAAGTCGGCGGCGGTTCACGATCGCTGGCTGGATGGGGGTGATCAATCTGATCAAGATCGCCGAGGATGACACTCACAAGATGCATTACAAGGCTTCGGTCGAACTCGCCGACCGCTTCGGCTATGCGGCCGTGACCGAACACACGGTGAAGGTCCAGCACACCGACCTCACCGGCCAGGCGATCCTTGAGCGAATCCGGGCACTGGCGGTGAAGCACAAGATTCCCGAGGCCACGCTGCTGGGCGGCAATACCATCGAGGCTACGGCCACGGAGTTGAAGGAATGAACCGACATTCAATGGACCTCAATGATCCATCTATGTTTCGCGCGGGCGGTCTGCTGCTGCCCGGCCCCGACCGGGTGCATATCCAGGTGGGCAAGAACCCGGACGGCTGCTGGTACATCGACCTGCGCGGCCCTACTGGCCCAACCGGCAACATCCGCTCGGTGATGACCCCGCTGCAGATGTTCAATCTGTGCACGCAGACGCTGAGCCACATGGGGTATGCGGTGGAGTTCAAGCCGCCGGGCAAGGATAGCTACGATGTGATGGTCGAGGAAGCTAACCGGGCGTAGTGGTAAAAATGGCACAGCCGAGCCTCGCCGAACTGAAAGAAACCCTCGCAGTTCTTGAGGCGATCGACTACCGCAAGACTTATCAACAGTTTTTTTACTTCGAGCCGTATGAGAAGCAGAAGCAGTTCTTTGCGCTGGGCGCCACGAAACGGGAAAGACTGCTGACCGCCGGCAACCAGCAGGGCAAGACCCACGCGGGCGGCTACGAGACCACGCTGCACCTGACCGGTCTTTACCCCGATTGGTGGCGCGGTCGCCGGTTTGTCCACGCCACCAAGGGCTGGATTTGCGGGGAGACCTCCACCGCGGTTCGGGACACCCAGCAAAAGAAGCTGTGCGGCGAGGCCGGTGTGGACGAGCTGTTCGGCACGGGGCTGATCCCGAAAGACAAGTTTGTCGACAAGCCCTCTTTGGCGAGAGGTGTGACAGATGCCTACGATACTATTCAAGTCAGGCACGTCTCGGGTGGTATTTCTATCGGGCGATTTAAGTCATACGAGCAGGGACGAACAAAATTTCAAGGTGAAACCCTCGATTGGGTTTGGGACGACGAGGAATGCCCAATCGACATCTACTCCGAGCAGCTCGCGCGCATCACCGCTACCAAGGGGATCATCTACACCACCTTTACATCGATGCTGGGCGAGACCGCGTTGACGGATCGGTTTCACCGCGATCAGTCGGCCGACCGCGGCATGGTGCAGATGGGGCTGATCGACGCCAAGCACATCCCGGAGGCCGAACATGCCACGATCATTGCTGGTTATCTGCCTCACGAGCGCGTGGCTCGTGTGTATGGCGGCATCATGCGGGGCGAGGGACTGGTTTTTACTACCCCGGAAGAAACCCTCAAGGAAGAACCGATTGTCTCCATCCCGCCATTTTGGGTTAAAATCTGGGGAATAGACTTTGGCATCGGCCACCCATTCGCGGCGGCATTACTGCTGTGGGACAGAGACGAGGATGTGATCCATGTCCACACAACTATCCGAATGGCTGATGCACTGTCGATCGTGCATGCGGATTCTATCAAAAGAATTGGGGCTGATGTTCCAGTGGCTTGGCCACGAGACGGAACGGAGCGTGACAGCCACTCAGGTGAGCCGCTGGCATCAATCTACAAAAAGCACGGTCTCCACATGCTGCCCGAGCACGCCACCTGGCCGGAAGGCGGATTGAGCACCTATGCGGGCGTCAAGGAGATGGACGAGCGCATGAAAACCGGCCGCTTCAAGGTGGCCAATCATCTCAATGAGTTCTTCGAGGAATACCGCAACTATCACTACAAGGACGGCAAGATCGTCAAGGTGCGCGACGATATACTGTCCAGCGTGAGAATTGGCCTGATGATGAAACGATTCGCCCGCTCGGTGCCGCTGGGCGGCTTCCGAGCCAAACGTAACGACCCGCGGATGCGGTTTGCCCGCGGCTCACCACTGCATCCCGATGGGGATGGCAATATCTTCGGATGAATGGTATTTGTGCTTTAACCGCAGGGAGCCACTACCCATGGTGACTAAGACCCCCAAAGAGATCGACGAGATGCGCCGGCTAATCGCGCAAGGGCTGTTGCCGCCTGACGCCGTCGAGCAACATATCGAGCACGAATATCAGCAGACGTTCGGGCAGAACTACAAGACCGATGCGGACGGTAATCCGATCGAGCAGGGCCGCGGCAGTAAGGCCCAGCCCACCCGCGGCAGTATCGACGCTTATATCAAGAACCAGACCGAGCGGCGGGGTACCCTTGGTCCTGAAAAAGGTTTTCAGGAGACCGTTGACCGCATGGAAGCCGAGCTCGCGGCGTTCAACGCCAACAAGCCGGCACCGGCAAAGCGCAAGCCGGGACGGCCCGCAAGGGCAGCGTAAATGCCCACATCGCTCACCACTCCCGGCGCGTCGAATCTCATGACCGGCACCGACCTGTCGGCCGCGGTCGCTGGCGAGACCGATGAACAACGTCGTCGGAGACTCATGGCGCAGGCCCAGAACCGGCTATTGCCGAACACCTCAAGCACCCCCGGTGCGTCCTCACTCGGCCTCACACTGACCGGCTATGGTGGATAATTGGCTGCAAACAAAATGGCGAGATTGGCGGCGCGGTTATACCGCAGCCGATCGAGTGAAGGCTATTGAGATTATTGCAACGATCGATCCAGAGCCCGGTGCCTATCGTTTTGTAACGCTGCCGCAGCTTAAGGCAATGGCCGATATGATCTTGCCGGAAGGCTATCGCGGTGCGGCCAATGCCGAATAGCAGCCAAGGCTACGTTCCGTCCGATGAGGAAGTCCAACTCTATCGCGACGACTATCGGCTGTTCACCGAGCTGCAATTGTACCGGAATGTCTTTGCCGCGCAGTGGGAAGAGGCCGCCCGGCTGATCCTGCCCACGTCGCTCAATACGTTCTATTACGGGGCATACAATTTTCCCGGCATGAAGAAAACCGCCGAGCAGGTCGACGCCTCGGGCGCGCTTGCTCTGTCGCAGTTCGTGGCCATCGTGGACAGTTTGGTTACGCCAAAGAACCAGATTTGGCACGGCTTGAAAGCCGATCCCACTATCATGAAAAACCGCGACGTGCGCGAGTATTTCGACGATGTGCGGGATATCCTGTTCGACTACCGCTACCGCCCGATCGGCAACTTTCACGGCCAGAACACCAACAACTGGCAGTCGCTTGGCGCGTTCGGCAATGCCACGATGTTCGTCGACAAGCTGGATTCACGCTGGCACCACGGCTCGAAAGGGCTGCGCTACAAGGGCGTGCCCCTGGGGGAGACCTTCTACGGCGAGAACCATCAGGGCATCGTCACCATCATGATCCGCTGGTTCCGCCGCACCGCGCAGCAGGCCGCGGAGGCGTTCGGCTTCGAGCGGCTGCCGGGCACGCTGCGCACTGCGTTGGACAAGCAGTCGCAGACGCCGTTCGATTTTCTGCATGTGGTGCGCCCGCGCGAGGACTATGACCCCAAGCGGCTGGATGTGAAGGGAATGCCATTTGCCAGCCGGTACTGGTGCGTGGCGGGCGAGGCCATGATGGCCCCGGAGGGCGGCTTCCGGGTGTTTCCTTATGCGGTATCCCGTTATGACCAAACGCCGGGCGAATGCTATGGCCGCGGGCCGGCGCAACTGGTGCTGCCCGGTCTCAAGACGCTCAACGCCATGAAGCGCACGTTCTTGAAGGTGGGCCATCGCATTGCCGATCCGGTCTATCTGATCGGCGACGACGGGTTGATGAGCCTCGACCAGCGGCCGGGTGCGATCAATCCGGGCGGCATGTCGGCTGACGGCAAGCCGTTGGTCGGCAAGCTGGTGGAAGGAAATATCCAGGTCACCTTGGAGATGATGCAGGAGGAACGCTCCATCATCGACAACACGTTCTTCACGCCGCTGTTCAAGACGCTCACCGACCACCCCGACATGACCGCAACGCAAGTCATTGAGCTGATGAACGAGCGCGGCATGTTGATCGCGCCCACGCTCGGCCGCCAGCACAGCGAATATGTCGGCGGCCTGGTCGAGCGCGAGATTGATTTGCTCTCGGAAATGGGCGTGCTGCCGCCCATGCCGCCCGCACTCAAGGAAGCTCGCGGCGAATATCAGATCACCGACACGTCGCCGTTGTCGATGGCGGCCAAAGCCAATCAGCTGGCGGGCTTCAACAGGTGGGTGTCGCAGTTGCACGAATGGGCATCGGTGACGGGGGATATGTCGATCCTCGATCCGGTGAACTTCGACACCGCAACCCCGGATGCCGGGCGTATCCAGAACGTGCAGGAGAAGTGGATCAGCACGCCGCAGCAGATACAGGCCAAGGCCAAGAACCGTGCGCGTGCCGAGCAACAGAAAGCAGCGGCCGAAGCCGCACCCGGTCAGGCGCAACTCTTGACCGCGCAGGCGAAGATTCAGAAGCTCAATCCCGGCGCGCAAAGTGCCGGCCAGCCGCAGCCACAACCGCAAGGGGTGTGATGCAATTTGCCAGGATGGACAAGCACCAGCTTGCCGCCACATGGCAGGTGCGTTGCCTGAAAGCGGCCGACCACAAGTTTGCATCGGTGATGCTGACCGTGTTCTATTTCGTCTACATGGAGCAGGCGCAATATCTGATGTGGCAGGCTTACGGCCGCGCAAGTGACTTGCGGTTCCCGTTCCACACTGGCGGCGCCACGGTCGTCAACTCGGGCCAGGTGGTATGCGACCTCAACATCGGCCGCGTTGGTGAGCGGTTCAAGGTGCGGCGCAACGTCAAGGTATTTGACACCGAGGGCGAGCTGATAAGAGAGTTCCGCAACCTTGCCGACAAGCTCAAGCTCACCGACACCGAACGCACCGACATGACCGACACCATAAGGAAATGGGTGGTGGCCGATCATCGCATCAATTATCTGGGCCAGCGGGTTGCGTCGTGACTTGTCCGGCGTAGTCCAGAGGACGTAGACGGATGCCGAGCGCCCACGAGGAAATGAACGAGAAGCGATATCTCAAGCAGGGATACCAGGAGATATTCGGCATCCCCGGCACCGCCAGCCACGCCGCATTGCAGGACTTTGCCAACTACTGCCACACCTTCGATATGACCGCCCGCAACCACGACGAGGCATTGATCGCGCTCGGGCTGCGCCGGGCGTTTTTTCACATCTGGCAGTATTTGAAACTTGAGCCGGATGAACTGACCCAGATATACCGTAGTCACGCCAATGGCCTCAATCGCAATCAAGGAGATGGGTAATGCTGTGGCAAAAAAATCATGGGAAGTTCTATTCGCCCGAAGGGAGCGCGTCAGGCGGCGAAGGCGGGGCTGGCGCAGCCGCCGCGCAAGGTGGGGCCGCTGGCGCAGCCGCTGGTTCCGCCGCGGCAGCAGCGACCTGGTTTACGGGCCTAGACCCTGAGGCGTTGGGCGTCGCCAACAACAAGGGCTGGAAGCTCGACGATCCGAAGGTTGCATTCGAGACCGCGGCCAAGGCGTACAAGTCGTTCGAGACCTTGCGCGGCATTCCTGCCGATGAACTGGTGCGGGTGCCCAAGGCCAATGCGGCTGCCGACGACATCAAGGCGTTCCGGCAGCGGCTGGGCGTGCCCAAGGAGGCCAAGGAATATGACCTGTCCGGCCTCAAGTTTGCCGGCGCCGAGCTCGAGCCGGGCTTTGCCACGGCGCTGCGCAACGGCCTGTTGGAAGCCGGTGTGACCAAGGACAATGCCGCGGCGGCCATCAAGCCGGTGCTCAAGTGGCTGGAAGATTCCGATGCCGAGGAAAATGCGGTCCTGACCGGTAAGGTCACCAAGGAGAAGGAGGACCTGGACCGCTCGTGGGGTTCCAACAAGGACAAGAACGAGTTTATCGCCAAATCCTACCTCTCCAAACTTGCCACTGCCGCGGGCGTGTCGGCGGACGAGGCTTTGGCCGCATGGAACGCGCTGTCCAAGGTTGGCGGCATTGGCGCGGCTTCGGCCATGAAGATGCTGCTCGCGGGCGGTATTGCCACCGGCGAGGATCGCTACGTGGGACCCGGCGGCGGGCAGGAGAACATGCCGCTGTCGCGCGAGGGTGCGCTGGCCCGCATCGACGCGCTCAAGAAGGATACCGACTGGCAAGCGCGGTATCTCAAGGGCGGCGTCAAGGAGACCCAGGAACTGCACGGGTTGCACGTCATCGCCTATGCGCCTAGCCGGGCGGCGTAGCGATGCCCCCGGTCAGCGAGAAGCAGCGGCGGTTGTTTCGTTGGGCTGCCGCTCATCCCGGCGCGGCCAAGGAACGTGGCATCAAGCCTTCGGTTGCCAAGGAGTTCAACGCTGCCGACAAGGGCGGCCATCTTCCGCTGCGCAAGGCAGGCAGGCATGTCCGAAAAAAGGGATGACGTAGCCGCGCTCGGCAACCGCGCCGTGGTGCAGATGCTTGAGGAAGTCCTGGCCGAAGCCCGCAAGGGCAAGATGAACCATTGCGCGGTGATCATGTCGATCATGGGCCAGGACCCCGGCTTTGGCGTTGCCGGCGAAGTCTGCATGGGCGACGTGTGCAAGCGCGGCATTGTCGAGTTGATCAAGTCGATCGACGGCCGCGCCAGCAACGGCATCATGCCGCCGCGCGACGAGACATTGGGCGACGATTATGTCTGCTACAACATGGTGGTCAGCCCGGTTGCGTTCGATTTTCTGTTCTGGCTGGTCGACGCGGAAATGCGCCGCATTGCATCGGGTGCGCCGGCCCCGCTCAAGGTAGCGTTCTGGAAAGGCCAGGATGGCATCGGCCGGCTCAACGAACCGATCATGCGGCAGTTCTACGACAACGTGATGCGGCCGTTATTGCCCATGATCGGCGCGGTCGAGGTCGATCATCGCAAGTTCATGGGCCGCTGCAAGAACCTCTATGTGCCGCGGGATATCGTGAACTACTGTAACGAGGGGCAGTCTGTTCCGAAACTGAAAGCGCCGCCCGGCTCCAAGCTGGAAGTGGCGTTCTGGCTGCACAAGCGCGGCATCGTCAATCCTGTCACCATCACATTGCGCGAGGCCCAGCATTGGGATCACCGCAACAGCAATATCGAGGCGTGGCTGCGATTTGCCGCCGACCTGAAACGCAAGGGCGAGCAGGTTGTGTTCGTGCGCGATACTCGCCGTGCCATGGAGAAACTGAAAAGCGAAACAACCTATCCCGAGGCCGCGATCGACCTGCGCATTCGCACCGGATTGTACGAAATGGCCAAGGCCAATCTGTTCGTGGCCAATGGCCCGGCCGCGCTGGCGCTGTTCACCGAGCGTCCGATGTTCTCGCTCACGCCATTGGAAGATGAAGGTCACACGTATTTTCCGAACACGCCATCGTTCTGGACCCAGCACATGGGCATCACCCCGCCCGCGCAGTTCCCGTGGCTCAAGCCGGATCAGTTCCTGGTTTATGAGCACGACACCTACGAGAATATCTGCGCGGCATGGGAGCGAATGACCGACATCTTGACCAAATCTGAAATCTATGAAACTAATCACGCTGTTGACCTGAGTGTTGCCGAGCCCCGCAAGGATACGTTCGGTCAGGTGTTGCAGCCCCGGTAGCCCGATCCGGCTGTTTGTTATCTGAACGCAAGGCCCTCGTTAGCGCGAGAACCGCCGAAACTTGCTTCGTCTGGTCCCTGCAGTAGCAGACTCGACCGCCAGATCG